CATGAAGACCGTCCGCAGGTGCGAATTGACGCGCGCTTCGAGGCTTGGGTCGTCGGCCATCGCCGGCGTCGCCAGGGTGAGCAGCAGCAGGATCGCGCCAAATCGCATCGGATTTTCCCCTCGGTGGGCGCCGCCACTTTGCGCCCGGAACGTCGGTTTCGCAACGAGGTTGTGGCATGAACCATCTTTCTGGCCAGGACGCCGCCAGGGCGGCGGCGGGGCGGGCGTATCTCCGGCGGTTGCTCGCCGCCCGAACGCTCGCCCCGCCGGCGAAGACCGACTGGCTCACCGAAGTGCAGAAGGGCGTGGCCGCCATTGTTGCAGTTGCGCTGCGGCGTGGGCCATCGCCCGCTGCTCTTCGGCTGGCTGCATGCCGGAGTGCTTCTCGATCAGCAGCGACGCGGTATCCGCGATGAGGTCAACGGTCGCATCGCTGAGCGTGCCGTTGGCGCGCAGCACCGCCAACAGGCCGGTCATCATCGCGCATGCTGCGGCGGACTGGCCGAGCGCGCGCTCGTTCATCGGGTCCATGGGTTCCTCCCTCGGCGTTTCGACGGCGCCGATGCTCGGCGGCGCCCTTGCAGGAAGGCAAGTAACGATGGTGCGCGCATGACCTGGCCACAGACGATCCTGCTTGTCCTGGGACTGTTCGGCGCCTCGGTGCTGGCGCTCGCCATCGCCGCCTTCATCGATGCCGGGCGCTTCCGGCGGGGTGACGAAGGATGAGCGACGATCCGGTCGTTGCCGTCATGCTCGATTGCGTCCGCGCCGCCGCGGCCAACGCGGCCAACCGCGCCGCCGAACACCGCAACCGCGCCATGCAATGGCAGGAAGAGGCCGACATGCTGGCCCATGTCGGCCTCGCCCTTCCATCGATGCCGCCGGCGAAGCGGGCGGCCTTGCTGCCCGTCATCTTCGAGACGGCCGACGTCTTCCGCACCGAGCGCCTGCGCGCCCTCATCGCCCCGCCGCCGGCCGAGGCGGCATCGTGATCGCCGCCTCGGCCATCGGTCCCTCGTGCCTTGCGTGGCTCCCCCATGGCCACAGCACAGCACATGGGGAATCCGGAAACGTGGAAAATCAGGACAGGAAAATGGACAATCCGTCCACGACGGTGGATGAGGCGCGCGCCATCGTGCGCCTCGCCGCCGAGCCCTGGCAGATCGGCGACAGCGTCAAGGCGGCGATCGGCCGGGCGGCGCGGCGGCTCGGCATGGAGCATCGGCGCGTCCGGCAGGCCTGGTATGGCGAGCCGGCGGCGTGGCGGGCGAATGAGCTGGACGGCATGCGGGCCCGCGCGCGCGACCTGCTGGCGCAGCGCCAGGCGCGGCTGCAGGCCGAGCTCGAGGTGCTCGCCCGCGACATCGCCCAGCACCTCTCCGGGCCCGGCGCATGAAACTCTGGCTCCGCGTGCTGGCGCTGCAGCTCGCCGCCGGCTTCGCCGCCTGGCGCGCGCGCCGCGCCCTGCGGCGGTTCATCCGCATCAAAGGCAACGCCGAGCATGGCCGCCGCGCCGTAGCGCTGCTGCGGCGGGCGCAGGATCTTGCCGCCCGGGCACAGAACATCATCGGCGCCGGCGTGGTGCTGCTCGGCCTGCTGCTGGCCGCCAGCGCCACCGCCGCAACGGTGGCCCGGCTGTGAGCGCGACAATGGCCCGGATCGGCCTCCGGCGGCAGGGCCGGAAACTACCCATGGGGGGATCGTGATGCCGACATTCGCGCGCGCCGACTGGCCGCTGGGGAGCAACGCGCGGCTGCTGGCGCACCAGGTGCGCACGGCAACCGGCTACACCAAGGCGCCGGACGGCGTGATGCGCAATCCGCCGGGCTGGGGCGGCATCAATCGCAAGGTGGTCGATCTCGCCGACGGTCGCGCCGCCGACGGGCCGGACCGGCTCTATGCGCTGCTGAAGGCGATCGCGCGCAATGGCGAGGTTGTGCCGCGCAACGATGCGCTGGCCGAGCGGCTCGGCCTCACGGCGATGAGCACGCAGCGGGTGGCGACCTGGCTGGGCGATCTCGAAACCCGCGGCCTCATCCAGCGGCGCCCGCGCGGGCCGCGGCGCGAGATCGTCATGCTCAAGCTCGGCATCGTGCTGAGCGCGGCCGAGCGGCCGGTGTCGGTGGAGGCGGTGTGATGGAATGGGATGAGGAAGCCATCGAGCGCCTGTGGGCACTGTGGGCCGAAGGGCTGCCGGCGGCCGAGATTGGCCGGCGGATGGGCATCTCCAAGAACGCCGTCGTCGGCAAGGCGCATCGGCTCAACCTGACGGCGCGGCCGAGCCCGATTCATGCCGCCGCCGAGCCACGCCCGGCGCAGCCGAAGCTGGACGAGCGCCAGGCTGTCGCGCGCGCGGCGACGGCGCTGCCGGCGCCTCGGCCGATGCCCGTGGTCGTCGTCTCGCCGCCGGCGGTTCGGTCGGCGGCGACGCAGGCGGAGCTGCGCCAGGTTGCCACCGCCGTGACCGCGAATGTCGTCGCTCGCCTGGCGGCGGCAGTCCGCCGGCGGCCGGTGTGCTGCTGGCCGATCGGCGAGCCCGGCACCAAGAGCTTCCGCTTTTGCGACGCCGAGGCGCTGAAAGGCAAATCCTACTGCCAGGCGCACTACCAGATCGCCTTCGTCAAACGCGAGCGCGGCGAGTTCATCCCCGGCGTGGTGAGGGCCTGGCGATGAGCGGGATGCGCATCGGCATCACGCTGGACGTCCCGCAGGACCTGGTCGATGCTATCGTCGCGGCGGCGCAGGCATTCGGCCGTCTGGCGACGGTGCTGGAGCAGCTGCAGCAACGGGATCGGCCCGCGACGCCGCCGCGCGTGGCCGAGCCGGCGGGAGATGACGGCGCTGCCCCCGTGGCGCCCCTCCCGCCGGTCCACGTCGCCGAGCCCGGCGTCGCCGCGCCGGCGCCAACCGTGGGGGGGGGCATGGCGCAGAGTGAGCCGGCCGCCCCGCCGACGGTGGAAGTAAAGGCGAAGAAAAAACGGCAGTATTCGCCCGAGACACTGCAAATCATGCGGGATAACGCGGCCCGCATGCGGGCGCGCAAGGCCGGCAAAGCCATCGCCGAACCGCCGCCGTCCGCGTCTGCGCCCGTGGCGGCATCTGTGCCGGCCGAGAAACCGGATTCGACGCCACGCCCGCCCGCGCCCCCGCCCCGCGCGCCACTCGCCGACGGAAAGCCGCGCAAGGCCGATTTCGACACCATCCGCATCTGGGCCGGACAGCGCGGCCTCCAGTTCTTCAGTGCCGCCGACCTCGATGCCGTCAACGCCAGGTGCGCCCGGCTCGGCCTGCCTCCATTCGAGCTGGTGACACCCGCCATGCTGCGAGGCCGCGCCGCGTGAGACAAAAGACGCACACCGGCGAGCTGCGCCGACAAGCCGACGGCAGCTACGCCGGCTTTCTGGTCGACCGCTGGGGCTGGCGCCTCGAAGTCACCGCCCATGTCGCCGCCGATGACAATGGCCGCTTTTTCAAGCTCGAAGGCGGCATCGGCGAGCCGCCGCCGGCGCTGCGCATGCCTGCCCTCGACGATCGGGCGGCCGAGCCCGGCTAAGATGGCGATCGACCCGCGCCTCTACTCCAAAGTCGTCGCGCGGTGTGCGCTGAAAGTCGAGCAAGGCGAGATGACATCGGACGATGCGCTGACCATCGCGGTCGGCTGCTTTCCCCCGGCGCCCGACGAGGCGATGGGCGCGTTCCTGCTCGGCGAGTGGCGCAAACGCGCTCGCGACGCGGTCGGGGAGGTTGAATCGTCGATTTGGCGCGCCCTCGGCCCCTATCTCGACCGCAAGGCTTCGGCGCAGGAAATCCGTGATGCAGCAGCGGAGATCAATGCCGCACGAAAGTCGGTGCTGACGCCGGCGATGCTTGATGCCGTGGTCGCGCGGCGGCTCCGCGTGGCCATGCGGCCGGCGAGGCGGGCATGAGCGAGGGCGTCTTCAACCTATGGGATCAGCGCCGTGGGCAGTCGCATGGCGCGCCGTTGATGATCGCGCCGCTCAAGGTCCGCGAGGCCGCCTTCGCCGACCCCGCCACGCTCAGCCCGCGCGAATGGCTGCATGGCGTCGACCTGGTTATCGGCTACGTCTCGGTGTTGGTGGCGCCAGGCGGCGTCGGCAAGACCACGCTCGGGCTGACGATGGGGCTCGCCGTCGCCAGCGGCCACGAGCTGCTCAAGCAGAAGGTCTGGGTCTCCGGCAACGTTCTGTTCTGCGGCCTCGAAGACCCTGATGAGGAAACGGACCGGCGGCTGGCGGCAATCCAGCTGCAATACGAGCTGGAGGCCGAGCAGCTGCAAGGCCGCGTGTTCAAGATCACGCCCGACGATGCTGAGCTGGTGATTGCCGAGATCGCGGCCGATGGCATGACCATCGCCTACCCGCATCGCGATTCCCTGGTGCAGGTGATCCGTGAGCACGCCATCAAGCTCGTCGTCGTCGACCCCTTCGTGAACTGCCACCGCCTCGAGGAGAACAGCAACCCGCACATGAACGCGGTCGCCCGCGCCTGGCGCCAGGTGGCCACCGAGGCGCGCTGCGCCGTGCTGCTGGTGCACCACACCCGCAAGGGCGCTGAAGCCGGCGACGCCGAGGGCGCGCGGGGGGCAAAAGCGGTGATCGATGCCGCCCGCGTGTCCTACACACTGACGCCGATGAGCAAGGATGAAGCCTCGCAATGGGGCATCGGTGAGGCGATGCGGCGATTTCATGTCCGGATGGACGATGCCAAGCGCAACATGGCGCCGCCGGAGAAGGCGCGCTGGTATAGGCTGGTCGGCGTGCGGCTGAACAATGGGACGCCGCTCTACCCGAACGGCGACGAGGTCCAGGCCATCGTGCCATGGGACCCTCCGAGCCTGTTCGGCGACGCGACGCACGACCGGCTCAACGAAGTGCTTGATGTCATCTCCGCCGGGCTCGATGGTGTGCCCTATGCGCCCGACCGCCGCGGGCGGAATAACACTCGCTGGGTCGGCCAGGTGCTGATGAATTACCTTGCCATGGCAGAAGACCAGGCGGTCCAGGCCGTCGGCATCTGGATTCGCAATGGCGTGCTCGTCGTCGGCCGAGTCGCGGGGCCGGACCGCAAGGAAATCGGCTCGGTCAGCGTCGGCAAGCGGTTCACATGAGCGCCGCACGGAATTGGCGCAGATTTGGCGCAGCCGATTTCGCCAGGAGGCCGCTCCAAACCCCGGTTGCGCCAATTCATGGCCCCCTAAAGGGGGCCATGTATGAATTGGCGCACCAAACCGGGGTTTTCGCAGAGCGGCCGGAGGCGGATGGATTTGGCGCGGATTTGGCGCAGGTTTTGACCGGGGAGCAGAGCACGCGATGAACGGCATGGCGGCAGCGATGAAAAAAGCCTCTTGCGCGATGGAAGAAATCCGGGGAATTGATGCGGCCAGCACTCCAACGCCCCTCGGGCACCCGGAGTGCGGGAGCTATCCGGCGGCCGAGCCGGAAATCAAACTGGTAACGAATTCGCGTGGCGGTGCAAGACCCGGCGCCGGCCGGCCGCGCAAGGCGCCGATCGCCATCATGCCGCCGCGCCCGTTCCCGCCCGATGCGCGCTGGTATTGCGCCGAAGTCGTCGGTGGGCGCGACAGCATCGCCGGCGAGCAGCTCCGCCTGCTCGGCTTTGCCGTTCACATCCCTATGCTGGTCGCCGTTGACCAGCCGCGCCACTTCGTCTGCGGCCCGATGTTCCCGGGCTACGTCTTCGTCGGCCTCGAAACCGATACCGCATCCGGGCTGCCCTTGGCCTGGACGCGGCTTTTCGAGGCGCCGGCGGTCATCGATCTGCTGCGCCGGCCCGATGGCGCGCCGCAAGCGCTGCCGACCGGCATCGTCGAGGACCTGATCGGCCGTGGTGACCCGCGCGGCCGCATCACGCTCCCGGTGGCGCGCGAAACGATGATCGCCGGCGCCAGCGTCGAAGTTAGCGACGGCCCCTTCGCCGGCCATCGCGCCAAGGTGATCACCGCGTCGCGCGACTGGGTCAAGCTGCTGATGACCTTCTTCGGCCGCGACGCCGAAGTCGTCGTCGCCCGCAACGCGGTGGAGACGGTATGACCACGCTCGATGTCCGCACCGACCTGGCGCAGTTCGCCGCCCAGATGGATCAGATGGGCAAGAGCCAGGTCCGCTTCGCGGCACAGAACGCGCTCAACGATTGCGCCAAGTTCGGCGTCGCAGACGGCAAGGCGCGGCTTCCCGAGGTCTTCGACCAGCCGACGCCGTTCACCATGAACGCCTTCTATCCCCGCCTCGGCCGCGACAAGCGCAACCTGCAGGCCTCCGTCGAGATCCGCTTCAGCGCGCCGAAGGGCACGCCGGCGGAAAAGTATCTCGGCCCGGAGATCCTCGGCGGCACGCGCAACGACAAGCGGTTCGAGCGTCGGCTCGATCGCGCCGGCTACGATCTCGGCCAGCTCATCCCGGCCGCCGGTGCGATGCTCGATCGCTACGGCAACGTGCAAGTCGCCCAGCTCGGCGCCATCCTCGGCAACCTGCGCGCCTTCAGCGAAACCGGACAGAACATCGGCAAGACCAAGCTCCGCCGCCTCGAGCGCCGCGGCCTGCTGGTGAAGACCTCGCGCGGCATGGCGAAGTATTTCGTGGCCAAGTCCAAGGTCGATGGCCGCCCCCTTGGGATCTGGAATTTCCTGGGGAGTGGGCACGTGGTGCCGGTTTTGCTGAGCGCCCGCCGCGCCCCCACCTACACGCCGCGCCTCGACTTCGACGGTCTGATGCTCGCCAGCTACCGAGCCCACTTCGCCAAGGCGCTCGCCACCCGCTGGGCCGAGGCAATGAAGACCGCCCGCCCCAACGGCGGCGCCAAGCTATAGCGCGGGTCCCTCCCCACCATGGGCGCCGCCACGGGGCGTTCGAGCCGTGGGGTGGGGGTTGGATTTGCGTTTTTTATCAATGGTTTGTGTTGGGGTTTGTGTTGTCGTCCGAACAGGTGACGGGCAGCAAGAAGGATCTGGCGAAGGCGCTCGGAACGTCGACGGTCACCCTTGACCGCTGGCTGGAGCGGTTCGGCGACGAGGTCCCCTGTCTGCAGCGCGGCACAAATGGCCTGGCCTACCGCTTCGATCTGCCGGCGACCGTCGCCTTCTTCCAGGACAAGCGGGACGAAGAGGCGCGGCGCCAGGCCGACCGGGACCAGGCGCTGGCCCAGCTGGCGCTGCCCTTCCTCGATGCCCCGCAGCAGGCAGAGAACAAGCCGATCAGCATGCGCGAGCAGCGCGAGGCGCTCCTGGTCGGCAAGCTGAAGCGCGAGGAATCCGAGCGCCTCGGCCAGCTCGTCCCTACCGCCGAGCTGCGCGACCTGCTCGGCACGGCCTTCGCCCGCTGGAACACCGCCATCCACGCCGCCATCCGCCAGATCGGCGGCGACTTCCACCTGCCCGATCCCGTCACCCGCGAGCTCGACAGCCGCATCGGTCTCGCCCAGCGCGAATTCGTCCGCGACCTCCGCGCCGAGCTGCTGCCCGACCCCGATGCATCCGCCGCCTGACGCGCCGCGCACCGCCTCCGCGCGGGCGCTCCTCGCCGACGTCCTGCTCGCCTTCCTGCCGCCGGCGCCGATCGGCGTCGACGAATGGGCCGCCAAGCGCCGCTGGGTCACCGGCGCCCGCACCGGCCTGTGGTCGCACGACGTCGCGCCCTATTTGACCGCGCCGATGCAGTCGCTCTCGAACCCCGACGTCACCGACGTCGCGATTCCCGGCCCCGGCCAGTCCGGCAAGACGGCCATCGCCGAGAATTGGCTGCTCGCCTCAATCGAGACCGACCCGGCCGACTTCGGCTGGTATCTCAACACCGACGACGTCCGCAACGCCTACGTCAAGGACCGCATCACCAAGCTCATCGAGCAGCACGACGGCATCCGCGTCCGCCTCGGCGGCGGCCCGACCGACAACAGCCTGTCCTTCAAGCGCTTCCGCGGCATGACCGCGCAGTTCCTCACCGCCAGCGATTCCAGCCTCCGCAACAAGACCTTCCGCCGCATCGTGGCGGACGAATGGGACGGCTTCGACCCTGGCTTCGGCGATCCGAAGACCGTGCTCGACGTCCGCCGCCAGACCTATGGCCGCGATTCCAAGCTGCTCGGCCTCTCGCACCCCGACCTCGCCATCGGCACCGACCCCTCCGAGTGGCGCGCCGGCATCATGGCCTACTACGCCCAGTCCACCCGCGGCACCTGGTGGTGGCCATGCCCACACTGCGCGGCGTTCAGCAGCCCGAACCCCGGCACCCGTCGCCACATGCCCATCGTCTACCCCGCCGACGCCACGCCCGAGGAAGCCGCCGCCAAGGCCCGCCTCGAATGCCCGTCCTGCGGCGCGCTCATCGAGGACCACGAGCGACGCGGCATGAACTTGCGGGGGCGCTGGGTGCACCGCGGCCAGGTCATCGCCGAGGACGGCACCGTCGCCGGCGAGATGGAGCCGAACCCGATCCACGGCTACTGGATCGTCGGCGCCATGTCGCCGTTCCTGCTGCACGGCATCGGCGGCCTCGCCGGCGCCCGCGTCCGCGCCGAGCGCGCCGTCGAGGCCGCCGACCCGGGCGCGATGGCGAGCCTGCGTGAGGTCCTGGCGAAGCAGTGGGGCGTGCCCTTCGTGCCGCCGAAATCGGCCCGCCAGACCGACGCCGCGAGCGTCGCCGAGCGCGCCGAGCCGGCGCTGAAGCTCGGCGCCGTGCCCGCCGGCGTCCGCTTCCTGGTCACGTCGATCGACGTCCAGGCCAACCGCTTCGAGCTGCTTACCCGCGGCTTCGGCCCTGGCCTGGAAAGCTGGATCATCGATCATCGGCGCATCGCCGCCGATCCCGCGTCGGACCCGGCCGACTGGGACGAGACGATCAAGGCCGCGCTCGAGGCCGAATACCCGCTTGCCGACGGCTCGGGGCGCCGCATGAAGGTCCGCGCCGTCGGCTACGACAGCGGCGGCAAGGCCGGCGTCACCGAGCAGGCCTACGCCGTCTGGAAGCGGGCCCGCAACCGCACCACCGAGATCTGGCGCGGCTCGAACCTCGTCCGCTTCCACGGCCAGGTCTCCAACCGCGACGCCTGGTCGCTCCTGCCCCTCAAGGGCGCCTCCTCGCCCAGGGCCTCGCGCCTGGTGATCACCTACCCGGATGGCGGCCGCAAGGATCGCCACGTCTCCGCCCGCGGCGAAGTGCCGCTCGGCATCTTCAACACCGACATGTTCAAGGACTCCCTGCAGGCGCAGCTCGCCCGCGCCGAGTCCGGACCGCCCGCCGTCCACATTCCCGCCCAGCTCCGCGGCAACTGGCCGCATGAGAACCACAAGCCGGATGCGCCGCACCTCTGGCTCAACCAGCTCTTCGCCGAGACCCGCCGCGCCACCGGCGCCTGGGTCAAGACGATCGCCTCGGCTCCCAACGAGGCCACCGACCTGATGGTGATGACGCACGTGCTCGCCCACCTCCACGCCAGCCGGATCGACTGGCAGCGCCCGCCCGCCTGGGCGGCGGAGTGGCCGAGCAACAGCAACATCACCGGCGCCGGCACCGCCCCGCCGGCGCAACCGTCTCGCCCCACCGTCGGCCTGCGCCAGCCGCGCACGCCGACCGACCACCTCGCCCCGATGCCCCCCGCCACCGCGACCGTCCCCGGTCCCGTGCCGCCGCCTGCGATTGCGGCACGGGACAGCGGTGGCGCCGGGAGTGCATTCCGCAACCTCGCCCGCCTGCTCGCCTGAAAGGTCCGCCGTGTCCTACTCGAGCACATCATCCCCCTGGGGCGTGCCGGCCGAGCTGCTCGGCGTCGATCCCGGCACGCTGCAGCTCTGGCTGACGCAGGCCCAGACCGCCATGCAGCAGCTGCGCGTCGGCGGCCAGCCGGTCGAGGTCTCCTACGGCCAGGGCGACGGCGGCACCAAGACCGTCCGCTACACCCGCGCGACGATCCCGGACCTCAGCGCCTACATCCTCCAGCTGCAGCGCGCCCTCGGCAACATCCGGCCGCGGCGCGCCATCGGCGTGAGGTTCATCCGTTGACCCCGAACCCCGTCCGCATCGGCAAGGTCACCTGGAAGCCCGGCATGGCGCCGACGCGCGGCCGCTTCCGCGCCGACGCCTCCAGCGACGCCGCCTACGACTACGCCGGCGAGATCGGCAACTCCGGTCTCACCTCGGCCTTCGCCTACGAAGCCGACAGCCTGGCCACCCAGGAATTCGGCTCGTGGAACCCCTACGTCCGCAGCCCGGACGCCGAGGGAAACTGGTATCGCGATCGCCGAGTCGCCCGCACGCGCGACCTGGTGCGCAACGACGGCTGGGCCACCGGCGGCGTCACCAGCCTGCTCGACAGCACCATCGGCAGCCATTTTCGCCTGCGCTGCCGCCCCAACTCGCGCCTGCTGCGCCGCCTCGACAAGCGGCTCGACGCGGCCTGGGCGGCCGAGTTCGCCAACGTCGTCGAGAGCGAATTCCGCACCTGGGCCGAGGATCCAGGCCACTGGGCGGACATGACCCGCCGCCTCTCCGTGGTGCAGATGTTCCGCCTGATGCTCGCCCACCGCGTCATCGACGGCGAGTCGATCACCCAGGTGGTCTGGGACGAAAACGCCATCGGCCCCGGCGGTGCCCGCTTCGCCACCCGCCTGCAGCTCATCGACCCCGACCGCCTCTCCAACCCCTACGAAGGCGTCGACACCCACGAGCTGCGCGGCGGCGTCCACATCGACGACGACGGCGCGCCGCTCGGCTACCACATCCGCCGCGCCCACCAGTTCGACATCTTCGACAGCGTCGAGTCGGTGATCTGGGACTACATCCCGCGCGAGACGCCGTGGGGCCGGCCGATGCTGGTGCACGACTACGACATGCAGCGCGCCGCCCAGCATCGCGGCATCGGCCTGCTGACGCCGGTGCTGGCCAAGCTGAAGATGCTGAGCCGTTACGACGCCGCCGAGATGCAGCAGGCCTTGCTGCAGACCGTCATCGGCACCTTCATCGAGTCGCCATTCGACCCGGAACAGCTCCGCATGGCGATGGAAGCGCCCGCCGACGGCGACATGACGCTGAACGGCTACCAGGCCCAGCGCGCGGCATGGCACGGCGCCCGCGGCACCAGCTTCGGCGGCGTGCGCATCCCGACGCTGGTGCCCGGCGAGAAGATCGCCAGCATCACGCCACGCCACCCGAGCAACAATTTTGAGATGTTCGAGTATGCCATGCTGCGCTCCGCGGCGTCCGCGCTCGGCACCACGGCCGAGGAATTCACCCGCGACTTCTCGAAGGCCAACTATTCCAGTCTGCGCGCCGCCATGCTCGGCGCCTGGAAGACCGGCATGCGGCGCCGCGACGACTTCGCCTCCGGCAGCGCGGGCCCGATCTATGCCGCGTTCCTCGAGGAGCTGATCGACCGCGAGCCCGGCCTGCTGCCCGCCGGCGCGCCCGAGTTCCTCGAGGCCCGCGCCGCCTATGCCGCGCACGGCTGGATCGGCCCCGGCCGCGGCTGGGTCGACCCGGTGAAGGAACGCCAGGGCGCCGTCCTCGGCCTCGATGCCGGCTTCGGCACGCTGGACCAGGAATGTGCCGAGATCGGCGGCTCCGACTGGCGCGACAACCTCGAGCAGCGCGCCATCGAGGTCGCCGAGTTCAAGCGCCTCGGCCTGAAACTGCCCGATTGGGGCGGCGACATGCCGGCCAACGAGACCGAGACGAGGCCGCAACCCGTATGACCAGACGCGCAGCGCAGCGGAGCGGCGGAAGGAGCGACAGCGGGCCGTCTTCGGCTCGCGATAGCGCCATCGAGCGCGCTAGCGCCGGAAACCACGCATGACCTCGCGCTTCCCCCACCTTGCCCAGCGGCTGTTCAACACGCCGATCGCGATCCTGCCCGGCAAGGCCGAGGTGGTCATGGCGGCGCTGGCCGATCGCTTCGGCGTCACCAAGCTGTTCCGCCAGGATGGCCGCATGGTCGCCATGGAGGACGACTATGACGATCGTCCCGGCGCCTGGGTGCCTCCGGAGATGCGGCCGCCGGAAGTGATCGCCGGCGTCTGCCACATCCCGATCGAGGGCACGCTGGTGCAGAAGCTCGGCACGCTGCGGCCCTATTCCGGCATGACCGGCTACGATGGCATCCGCACCAACATCGCCACCGCCCTGGCGGACCCCGAGGTCGACGCCATAGCGCTCGACATCAATTCGCCCGGCGGCGAGGTCTCCGGATGCTTCGACCTAGCGGAGGCCATCTACGCCGCTCGGGGCAGGAAGCCGATCTGGGCGATCCTTTCGGAATGCGCATTTTCCGCCGCCTATGCCATCGCCTCCGCCGCGGATCGCATCACCGTGCCGCGCACCGGAGGGACCGGCAGCGTCGGCGTGATTTGCATGCATGTCGACCTGTCCAAGGCGCTCACCGCGGCGGGGCTGACTGTTACGCTGATCACCTATGGCGCGCGCAAGGCCGACGGCACCGAGACCGCGCCGCTCTCGAAGGTCGCGCTCGACCGCATCCAGGCCGACATCGATGTCTGCGGCGAGATGTTCGTCAACCTGGTGGCGCGCAACCGCGGCCTTACGCCGGCCGCCGTGCGCGCCACCGAGGCCGCAACCTACCTGGGCGCCGAAGGCGTCCGCATCGGCTTCGCCGACGCGGTCTCCGCTCCGGATGCCGCCTTCGCCGATCTGTTGAAATCTCTGTGAGGAGTTACCGACGATGACACTCAAAAACCGCCTGATGTCGGCGGCTGCTCATTTCACCGGCATCGGCATGGGGCTCCCCGTCAAGGGCTCGAAGTCGGACCCCGAGAAGCCGAACCCGGATGAGGACGACGAGGCGCCGGGCGCCAACAATGCCGACGACGAGGACGCCAAGAAGAAGGCCGAGAAGGACAAGCGTCGCCGTGCCCGCAACAAGAAGGCCGGCCGCGCCGAGGATGACGACGGCGACGAGAGAGACGAGGACGAAGAGGACGAGGATGAGGTCGGCGCCAAGAAGAAGGGCCGCCGCGCCGGCGACGACGAGGATGGCGACCAGGACGACGAGGAACGCGAGCACGAGACCGAGGAAGACGAGGAAGCGCGCAAGGCCTCGCTGATCGCCGACCCGGCGCACCGCCAGGCCGCCATGCTGCAGGTGCTGCGCGGTGCCCGCGCCGGCGCCCGGGAGCGTGGCATGGCCGCCGAGCGCTATCGCTGCGCGGCGATCTTCGCCCATCCCTCGGCCGTCAAGGCGACCGGGTTTGCCGCATCGCTGGCTTTCAACACTTCGCTGAAGGTCGACGAGGCGCACCGCCTGCTCGCCACCGCGCCGGCGGCCAGCCGCCTCGGCGAGCGCATGCAGGGCGTCAACCAGCCCCGCACCGGCGCCGGCGGCGGCAATGACCCGACCTCGGGGGCGGCGATCGCCGCGTCCTGGGACAAGGTGCTGAAAGCCTAAACGCTAGCGCTCCGACGCTCTCCCGCAACCAAGACAGGAAGCAAGGCGCACCAGCGCTTTCGCGGGTCCAAGCGGACCCGCTGTCGCTCCCGTCGTCATTCCAAGAGGAATGTCTGAGATGGCTCTCCCCACCCCGATCACCCAGACGGAAGTCCGCCACTCCGGCGGCTTCATCATCTCCGAGGACCGTGGCGGCCTCAGCCGCGACATGGTCACCTTCGTCAACTCCGGCACCGCCGACATCGAGCTCATCGCCGGCACCGTGCTGGCGTTCGCCGATGAGGGCGCCAGCGCCGAATACACGCTGGCCGCGGCCGGCGCCGGCGCCGGCGGCGCCAACACCGGCGGCGGTTCCGTCGGCTCCGTCACCTTCGGCGCCCAGGCCCAGCCCGGCGTCTACACCGTGCGCATGACCGCCGCGACCGTGTTCACCATCACCGACCCCAAGGGCGACGTGCTGACCGTCACCGGCGCCACCGGCACCGCCTTCCTGGACGCGCAGATCGGCCTCACCGTCACCGCCAGCGGCGCCGCCTTCATCGCCGGCGACGGCTTCACCATCACCGTGCCGGCCGAGCTGTCGCGCCTGAACACCATCAACGCCACCCTCGTCACACCGGGCGGCTCCAATACCGGCAACGGCACGCTGGGCTCGCTGGCGTTCGGCAGCGTGTTCAAGACCGGCACCTACAAGGTGACCTTCAGCTCCGCGACCGCCTTCAGCGTCACCGATCCGTCCGGCACCTCGCTGGGCTCCGGCACCGTCGGCACCGCCTTCACCTCGACGCCGATCGGCTTCCTGATCACCGCCGGCGGCACTGCCTTCGCCAACAACGATACCTTCTCCATCTCGGTGCCGGCCGGCGACGCGCACTTCGTGAACTGGACCAACTCGAGCCCGGCGACGGCGATCGCCTTCAACACCGAGTGGATTCGCGCCGGCCAATACAAGAACGTCACGGTGGTGGCGCGGTTCGCCCAGGTGAATGCGGCCGAGCTGGTCTGGGACTCCTCGATCACCGGCGCCTCGAATCCGGCCCAGCTCTACGACCTCGCCTACCAGCAACTCGCCCTGGCGGGCATCGTCGCTCGCTGACGCGTAGGCCCGTAACGAGGCGAACGCCTCGTTACGGGCCGTAGCGGCGACGGGAGCGACAGCGGGCCGGCTTCGGCTCGCGAAAGCGTCCTTCTCTTCTTCAACCCAGCAAGGAAGCAAGGCGCACCAGCGCTTTCGCGGCTCGAAGCCGAGCCGCTGTCGCTCACCTCGCCATTCCAAGAGGAATGTCTGATATGGCCTCGCTCGACATCTTCCACAACGACGCCTTCAACATGATCCAGCTCACCACCGCGGTCGAGCGCAACCCGTATCTGCCGCAGGGCATCGGTTCGCTCGAGCTGTTCGAGCCGGACCCGATCCGCACCAAGGCGATGGCAGTGGAAGAGCGCAACGGCGTGCTGACGCTGATCCCGACGTCCGATCGCGGCTCGCCGCCGACCGAGCGCGTCTCGGAGCTGCGCAAGGTGCGCTACTTCGAGGTGCCGCGCCTCGCCCATGCCGACACCCTCAAGGCCGACGAGATCCTCGGCGTGCGCGAGTTCGGCACCGAGAGCGAGCTGATGCAGGTGCAGAAGGAAGTCGCCCGCCGCCTGCGCGGCCCGACCGGCATCCTGGCCAACTTCGAATACACCAAGGAGAACATGCGCCTCGGCGCCATCTCCGGCCAGCTGCTCGACGCCGACGGCACCACCATCATCTACAACTGGTGGAACGAATTCGGGCAGACCCAGCCGGCGGAAATCGGCTTCAACCTGCTGGGGTGGCAGACCGGCGCGGCGACGCCGACCTACGATGGCTGGCTGCGGACACAGTGCAACGCCGTCGTCCGCGGCATGAAGCGGGCCGCCAAGGGCGCCTTCGTCGATGGCGTCACCGAAATCATGGCGATGTGCGGCGACGCCTTCTGGGATGAGTTCATCACCCATCCCGACATCGTCAACACCTACAAGAACTGGCTCGATGCCGCCCAGCTGCGCGACTCCTACGCCTTCCGCGGCGGCGAGGCCTCGCCGGAGCGCCCGCGCCTCGACGTCTTCAAGTTCGCGGGCATCAGCTGGTTCAACTACCGCGGGTCGGACGACGCCACCACCATCGGCGTGCCGACCACCAAGGTGAAGTTCTTCCTGCGCAAGTCGCCCGGCACCTTCCGCGTCGCCTACGCCCCGGCCGAGTTCGGCATGTTCCTGGGCTCGCCGGGCAAGGAGCAATACATCATCCCGATCATGGACCGCGACCGCCAGGCCTGGTGGCGGATGGAGGGCTACGCCTACCCGCTCTTCATCTGCACCCGGCCGGAGACGCTGTGGTCCGGACGCGCAGGCACCTAAGACGCGCAGCGAAGCGCAGCGGCGACGGGAGCGACAGCGGGCCGCCTTCGGCCCGCGAAAGCGCCGCTCCCCCTTTTCCAGGAGACCCTTCGATGGTCGAAACCAAGCGCGTCCGCGCGAAAGCCCATGTCTACACCGCGCCCGGCGTCCACGCCTGGAAGCCGGGCGCCGAGTTCGACCTGCCCGCCGACCATGCCGACGAGCTGGCTGCCCTCGGCCACATCGAGCACGTCACGCCCGAGGTGGCGCCCACGCCGGCGCCCGCCCCGGCGGCCGCATAAGTCTATGGCGCTGGTGAAGCGGGGCGCTATCGCGGTTGCAAGGGCAACCGCTGTCGCTCCTGCCGCCGCGCAAGTGGCGCGTCTGTGATCAGCTTCGACACCACGGTGCTGGCCGCGGCAATGAACGCCTTCGGCCAGCCCGTGACCTATCTTCCCGCCGGCGGCGCCCAGATCCCCATCACCGGCGTGTTCGACCGTGCCTACCGCCAGATCAGCGGCACCGACAACGGCGCCGGTGAGCTGACCCTGCGGCCCGTGCTCGGCTGCCGCGCCAGCAGCTTCACCCAGGTTCCGGCGGAGAACGAACAGTTTCTCATCGCCGGCGCCTACTACGTCGTCGCCGAGGTCGAGGACGACGGTCTCGGGCACTACACCATTTTCCTCCACGGGCCCATCTGACGTGAAGCGCAGCGGAGCGGCGACGGGAGCGACAGCGGGCCGCCTTCGGCTCGCGAAAGCGCGATCGGGAAGCGGCAACCAATGAGCCAGACCGTCCAGCCGACCTCGATGCGCCGGGTCCTGCGCGATCGCGCCTACGGCATCCTCCAGCAGGTCGCGTTCTTCAAGGACTGGAAAATCGAGCCCGGCCGCGCGCTGCCAGTGCCGGACTCCGATTTCCCCTTCCTCGGCATCTGGGCTTGGGTCGAGCGCGGCAACACCGAGTCCCCGGCCGGCACGGCGCCGATGAGCCTGACCACGGCGACGCTGCACTTCGTCGCCTATTATCGGGCGATCGACCTGGGCGAATGCGAGGATGCACTCGATTGCGCCATCGAGCAGATCCGCAACGGCCTGCTGACCAACCCGGATTTCTTCATCAACGCCAGCACCGGCGTGGCCGATGTCCGCGACGTGACGTCCCACCAGGTGCAGGTGAAGATCGATGGCAGCGGCGATGCCCATCTCGGCCAGGCCAGCCTGAGCCTTGACGTCACCTACAACGAGATCTTCGAGCCGGTGCTCCTCAACGATCTCGAAACCGTCGGCGTCACCGTCGAGCCCAACGCGGCCGGCCCCGGCGCCGGCGCCACGCTCGAGGCCACCACCGTCCTCGCGACGTCCTGACCCCTCACCCCGAAGGAACGCGGCATGTCCGGCTCCAATGTTTCGCTGCTCGGTGGCGATGCCACCACCACGCCGACCTCGATCAGCTTCAGCCAGATCTCGTCGACGGCGCGGGTGCCGCTGTTCCATGTCGAGTTCGACAACAGCCAGACCAACCAGAACCAGGTCAACCCGCGCACCTTGATCGTCGGTGAGGCACTGAATTCGGCGCCGAGCGTGCCGACCTACGTGCCCAGCGGCCCCTGGGCGATTAGCACGTTCGGCGGCAACCTCGGCGCGATGATCGCCGCCTACCTGGCCAACGATCCAAATGCCGAGCTCTACGCCCTGCCGTTCCCCACCAGCGGCGGCGGCTATTCGGCGGCCTCTGGCTCGATTGTTTTTTCGGGCACGGCGACCGCATCCGGCACGATCGGCATCTATGTCGCCGGCATCCGCGTCACTGTGTCGCTCGTGGCCGGCGCCACCGCGGCCGTGGCCGCCGGAATGGCGAAGACGGCGCTGATTGCGGCGCAGACCGCGCAAAACCTGCCGGTCAACGTGACTGGCGCGATGAACACGGTGGCGCTGACGGCCCAGGCCCCCGGCGCCGCCGGCAACAAGATCGACATCCGGCTCAACTATGGCGGGCCGGCCGCCGGCGAGTCGCTGCCGGCCGGCCTCACCGCGACGATCACGCCGATGTCCGGCGGCGCCGGCGTGCCGCTGTTCACCGGCTCGCCCAGCCTCGCGACCATCCTCGGCGACAACAACTGGGACTTCATCTGCAACCCCTTCACCGACAGCACGTCGATCGGCGCCTTCACCGCGGCGATGAACA